CCATGGCCACCTGCTCGGCCGACCAGGTGAGGTTCTCCGCTCCGCTGGCCAGGACTTCCGATTGGACCGGCCGCTGACCGCCGGCGCGCATGGTGGCGTCGAGCCGGGCGCGCCGGTAAGGATCGGGATCCGTCCACCGACCGTCCGGACCCAGCGACCACGGAATCGTTTCCTCGCGCAGGATCTCCTGCTTGTAGCGACCGATTCCCCAGCCCGGGTTGCGCTGCGCCGGGCCCGTATCGCCATCGCGGCCGCGGCGTGCATCGCTCCCAAGCTGCCTTACGGTCGGCACCGCCCACTCCCCGTGGCGCCGCTTGTCGGGCCAGTCCCGATAGATCCAGAGCTTCCGCGGCGAGCCGGGTGCCACTCTCACCCAGACCATGAACCACGAACGACCGCCGGCGGGGTCGATGAACAGGAAGTTCGTTCCGTGGGCCGGCAGCGCCGGCGGTGGCACCATGTGGGTTCCCCGCGAGTACTTCGGCCAGGCCCTCCCGGTGATGTCGAGGGTGAACCCGTAGTACACAGCCAGGACGTAGGCCTTGGTCTTGCCAGCCACCTGCTCCGCCACGAGCTCGGAGTACTTTCGTCCGCCTGAGCGGAAGGGCGTCAGGTCGGCGTGGAAGTAACACACTTTCGTGGCGTCGTCCGTGCCGTCCTGGATGAAGGGCACCTGCCCTGGCTTGAGACCAGGCACCAGGATCTGCTCCCCGGGAAGGAGGCGAGCACAACGGCTCACCTGGACACGGCCGCCGCCCACGGCCTCCTTGATTGTGTTCGTGATCCCGTGAATGGGCGTGAAGCTCCAGATTCCCCAACCGGGCCGATACTTGCCCCGGCGTTGGAACATCAGGAACCAGGGTAAGGGCATGTTCTCATCGCCCCACCAGGCGATGGCCCGGCGATGCTTGAGCCCCAGCTCGCGTCCCTCCCAGGCGTCGGGATCCTGGTTGTAGGTTCCAAACTGGATCTTAACTCCGGACGGCAGCACCAGGACGTTGTCGGTGAACCCGTTCTTGACCGAGTAGTGGATGAACGCCGTGTGATCGCGCCGGCCGTTGAACTTGCGCAGCGCTGCCGGCATCAACGTCCAGATGATCTTCTGGGCGGTGTCCTTCGAGCTGTCCTCCGTTTCACTGGTCACGAGGAAGGTGATTCCCTCGTTTGCCGCCACCTCCCGGGAATCAACGCCCAGCGCCGTCTCCATGAGAGCGTAGGCGGCGAAGTACGATTTTGTACTGCGGTTCCCGCCGAGCAGCACCAGGAGCTTCAGACCCGGACTGGCGGTGAGGCGGCGCGCCGCCTTCCACAGGGTGGGCCGCGGCGCCCACCGGATCGGGTCCTCCTGGGCCCGCGCGATAAGGCTGCGCCGCTCCCGGCGCAGGGAGTCCCAGCGCTGGAAGGCCTGCTCCGGGCCGACCCGCAGGACCAGGGCGTCCATCTCCCGCTGGGTCGGCAGCGGCAGGAGCGCATGCTCCGGCTCCGCACCGACGAGATCGTCCCACGTCTTCATGCGATCAGCACTTCGTCAAAAGCCGTTAGCACGTCGGTGGGTTCCTTGTGGCGATCAGCGAACTGCCAATGCAACAGATCGGCGAGTGCGGCGGCGCCGCCATCGCGTTCAGTCCAGTCGGTGTGTGCCTCGTGGTACTCGGCGCCTCGCAGGAGCACCCACCGCGCGATCTCGCTCGTTTGGCGCATCGCGTACGCCTCGACGCGTCGATAGACGTCCTTGCGCCAGTGAGGAGGCTTGGCTCGCATCCGCAAGTGGGCCGGCGGACAGCGCAGGTAGCGGTTCCTGCGCTCCTCCTCCCACGCGGCCAGGAAGGCGTCGCGATTGGCGCGAATGTCCGCGAGGACCTCGTCCGGCACGAAACCCACCAGGCTGAAGCGTCCGTCGCTCAGATGGCGCACGTTGGCGCCCGCCGCCTCCACGGCCGCCACCAGGTCCTGGATGCGCGGGTTCATTCGTACAACTCGAACGGTTCGATGTCCCGTGCGAGCGGCTTCGAGCGTTCGAACACGCACTGGATCGGTGACTCGGCAAGGATTCTGCCGACCTGCAGTCGCACGGCCTGGTAACCGTACCCCCGCAGTGCGGCGTACTCCGTCCGGGTGAACCATCGGCGCAAGCCCGCCGCTGTCCGGCATCCGCAACCCAGGTGCATTCCGACAATTCTCCGGGCCATGATTCGGTCCAGGTCGAACTGCACGGCAATCGGAATCAGGTTGTCCAGGTCGTCGCGTTGCTCGACCCAGCGCGTCGAGAAGCCCGGCCTCCACGGTCCGCGGCCATAGGCGTCCTGCATCCGGCAGATCGTGGCCTGTGCATTCTTTGGCGCCTTCATGGGACGCCCTACAGAAGGTACTCCCTGGGCTTCACCCGGCTCGGATTGTGCGCATCCACGAAGCGGGCGCTGGCCTTCTGCATGACCAGTTGACAATCGCCGGTGGGACCGTTGCGGTTCTTGGCGAGAGCCAGGTTGATCCTGCGGAACTCGTCGCGCCATCCCTTCTGGCGGCCAATCGCAAACCAGGCGCTGTCCTCCTTGGGATCATCAGGCTCGTGATGCGGGAGCCAGGCCATCTGTAGATGGTCCTCATCACTGATCTTGGGTTCCCACAAGAGACCGACGACGTCGGCATCCTGCTCGATCGATCCGCAGTCCTTGATGTCCGCCAGGAGCGGTTGCTTCCCCGGGCGGTCCTTGTCGCTGTCCCGGTTGAGCTGCGCCGCGACGACGACCGGAATGTTCAATTCCTTGGCCGTGCGAGCCAGGTATCCCGACGCTTCCGAAAGCTCCTCGTGCCGGGAGTTCCGCGGTTTGGCCGCCCCCAATTTCTGGATGTAATCCACAACCACGAGGCCAATGTTGAACTGCCGCACCGCACGCCGGGCCCCAAGAAGAATGTCCTGTCCGTTGAGCGACTTCCGGTCGTCGATCCGGATCGGAAGACTCACGATCTCGGCGCTCGCCTTCTCGATCGCTTCCTCCTTCGCCTCCCTCCAGAACCCATTGCGCAGTTTGAGTCCATTGACCTTCGAGATGTTCGCCAGCAGACGAAGCGCGATCTCACGCGAGGTCATCTCGATCGAGTAGAAGAGCACCGGCACTCCGCACCGGGCCGCGTGCAGCGCCACGTCGACCGCCAGTGCCGTCTTGCCCGTCGAAGGACGGGCCGCGATGACGTAATACTCCGAGCGCTGCAATCCACAGGTCATGTTGTTGAGGTACCAGAACGGCGTGGGCACGCCCGTGATCTGCTGGCGACCTAGACGCCGTTCCTTGAGGATAGCGGCGAGTTCCAGCATGGGTTCGGAGATCGCAACGTCGGCCGACTGGACATGCGCCTTCGTCAGATCTGCGACGTCCGCCTCAAAGGCAGCGACCAGGTCGGTCACGGTGCGACCGTCCTCGGCATAGACCTCCTCGATCATGCGCGCGCAGCGTGCAAGCACGACGCGCAGTGTCGACTTGTCGCGAACCGTCGAGAGATAGCTCTCGAGATTGTGGACGCTCGGAATCTCATCGAGCATCCGGTTCAGGTACGCGAGGCCACCCACGGCCTCGAGCTGTCCCAGGTCGCGCAGATACGACTGGAGATTGATGAGATCAATCGGCTGGCGACGGTCCTCGAGTTCGCACAAGGCCGTCATGACTCGCTGATGCCTGAGATCGTAAAAATCGAGGCGACCGCGGGCCAGTGACTGCCGGGCGAGCGTCAAACAGGAGAGGTCCTCGATACAGCACGCCAACACGCCCCGCTCCGCTTCCGGCGAGTGCGGGGGCAACCGAACGCCAACCTCGGCATGAGCGCGCGAGGTCATCGGACCTCCGAGGTCGATCGCTGGAGCGATGGGTTGGTGGACTCACGAACTCGATCCCGCAAGGCTTTCCACTTCTTGCGGAGCTCCAGAAATTCAGGCTCCGCATTCATCTTCACTTCAGCGCACCCCCCACCAAAGATGCTCTCCGGGTTTCCAACGTGGAACTCCAGCAGGGCCGCACCTTCGCGAATCCTCACGGGCAATGGCTCGGTTTCCGCGTCCAGCAGCTCCTTTCGCAGACCTTGCAACTCCCGGAACAATTTCCACCCATCCTGCGCCTGGTCAGGGTCAGGCTCGCCCGCCTTCAAGGGTGAGCCGTCGTGCTCATCGAGCTGACGAGCGAGTTCCCGCACCCGCATTCCGAGTGGCACCACAGCGGCGGTCCTGGCGCCGTACTGCCCAGGATCGTCGAGGTAGCGGCCTCCTTCAAAGAATTCAGCCGGCCGGGGCAGGTAGCGGCCCGGCGGCATGGCATGTCGCGCAGCGTCCGCCGCCACAATCGCCCGGGTGCCCTGGTCGACCCGTTCGAAGCCATGTCGATGGATCGCCTCTCCGATCGCCCTCATCGCCACCAGGGTGTCGATCTTCTTGGGCCAAATGGCCCAGATCTGCTCCACCAGGACCTGAAGCTGGCGGCCGCCGCCGCCTTCCGGCTCCTGGCTTTTGGTTTCTGGGTCTGCTTCAGAAAAAAGCTTCGAAGAAGCGGCCGCCGCCAGTCCCCCCCGGGAGGGGGGGACTATAGGGGGGGCG